ATGGCTGATTTCAAGAAATCTGACTTGTATTACACCGACTACTCCGACACCGCCGTGGAGGGCGACGATCCAAAGAAATTGCGACTTGATCGCACTCGGGTCAGTCGCCATGAATCCTATGAAGTTGTAACTCTGATCAACTCGATTGTATTTGAGCAAGGCGCTTCAGAGGAAGGAATTCAACGAGGCAGGCGAATTGTCGAATGGATGATCCATGAACTTCTTCCTTCAAACATCCAGGGGCGGGATAAAATCCAAGCATGGATCTATGAAAATTATAATGAGATGAGGAAAAATTTCCCGCGCTGAAATCTCTGTCATCATAAAAGAGCCCTTTTTGGGCTCTTTTTATTTATAGTTATGGATTATTTATTTTGGATGATCTAAAGCAAAAATATGACATCAGTCAAAAATTTATTTACCATCTCTATAGGACGAATCTCATCACCCTTACGTTTTAGGCGCACCAGACATTGGGTCGAATTTCAGGCATAGAAATAATAATCAATTCATGGCGAATACTTTTTTAGGCAAATTGACACACATAAAATCATGTTTAATAAAATTAAAGACATTTCAAAAAAAATAGAAAATCTATCTGAAGACAAGAATTTTCTCAATATGTTAGTATTTTTTTTGTTCTTAATGTGCCTACTTCTATTTCTAACCGAAGGCATTGAAAAAAAAGATATTGGAACAGCAGGGCTAACACTAATTTCAACACTGGCAGGCGCAACAGCAGCTTTCAGACTAAATGAAATGAAAGATAAGAAGAATCAATTTAAAAATGATCATGCACAATTAAATATAGCTCTATTTATCATAGTAAATCAGCTAAACGCACTACAAAATATCTTATCAAGATACGAAGAATACTCAAGCACAAATTCAAAAGCATTCTTGATGCCTGCGTACAATCCGCCAGATTACTCAAATCTATTCATTAGTTTCGAAAAAATTAGTTTTATACTATTCTCCAGCAACCCACAAATATTGCTCAAGCTAACAATTCAGCAAGATGGCTTTCATCATTCTATAGACGCTGTTAGACAACGGAACAAATTCTATGTAGAACAAGTTCAACCAGCATTTCACAATAAAGAATTAATTAATAAACTAGCTAGTCCAGAAGAAATAAAAGAATCCATAGGTTTAAGCATTTTCAATGGAGCCATACAGATCGCCGAGAATAGCCATGAGCTGATAACACAAATCTTTAACGATACAGAAATTTTACACGACCAGATTTTAGCCATTGGTCGAGAACTTTTCCCAGGACAAAAATTCGTTTCTGGCAGACTATCCAAAGGGCAAAGAAAATGAAACAGGTATATTGTCAAATATAATGTTTCACCAAATTAATTCATACATCAATACTTTTTTATAAAGAAATTTGAATAAAAACCAGAATTAAACAAGTTGCCTAGCAACTCTTATTAATAAAAAATCTGCGGCGCACTGCCGCAGGTTTTAACTCACGGCTGGCGCGCGTCTTCAATATCCAAAATGCTGTGCAACTGGCTAGACAGCGCTTTATAGCCTGTCCGGCACACAACCAGCCCCTCGGCTACGTCCCGCTCGCTTGCGTATCCGGCAGCGTCGTGCGCAGCGGGGGAAGGGGCGGGGGCCGCACGCGCAGAGTCGCCGGCAGCGGCTCGCACATCATCTGCACCGGAGTCAGGGGCGCCGATGTCGTTGAGCATGCGGACAGTGCCAGCATCGAGACACTGGCGACGAGATAGCAGAGCGATTTGCGCATGTGCGCCTCCTAGTTGTTTTTTCAGGGTATCGAGCACCTCAGCGTGCTCGACGGCCGCCGTGTCAGCCGTCTTGCGCTCGACTTGGCGCTTGAGGTCAGCGGCCTTATCCGCGAGACGCTGACCCGCGGCACGAGCCAGCGCCTCGCGGTCGTAGCGGGCCTGCCAGACTTGCCCCGCGAAATGCCAGCCACCGGCCGCGCCGGTGGCAGCACAGGCCATACCCAGCAGCACATAGGGCAGCGCCGCCGCAGCCACGCGCACGGCCCAGGATTGGGGATTCAGGGCCGCCATGGTCAAACCTCCTGAATGCCCACCAGCGTGCTTTTGCCACTGACAGTGATCAGGCGATTGACGGGCTTGTCCGGCGTGCGTGTAGACAGGTGCACCCAGCGCTTGCCGCCCACGGACTCATAGATGATTTGCCCGATGCCCAATGCGTTGACGTGGGGGGCCAGGGCCTTGGCCACGGCGTAGGGCGTGCCGCACTGGGGCGCCACGATGTCTGCGGCCGCTCCTATCGCGTGATCGCTGCTTGTGACTCCACCAACGGCTGCATTGACTGCACGCGAACGGTACCCGCTGGTCACGACGATGGGCACACCCAGATGCGCGCGCACACGCTCCAGCATCGCGGCAGTGAGTGCCAAGCGCTTCAGAGCCTCGGGCGTGGGCGTGTTATTCAGGCCCTGGCGCTGTGCCGTGGCGCTGGCCGTGAGTTCGGCCAGACTGAAATGGGGGGTCATACGGCACCTCCATCCTTCGGCGGCAGGCCCAGGCGCTTGCGCACCCACTCATTGAGCAGCGGTCCGAGTGCAAATTGATCCCACGCGCGGAACACCCAGTCGGCAGCAGTCATCGAGAACATGCCAACGACGAAGCCGGCGAGGCCCTCGGAAAGCCCTGTCGCCAGCACGAAGTCAGGCGTACCGTAGTTGCTCGCTGCGATCCCGAGCACCAGCATTGCCCCCTTACGGGGCCATGTCCCTTGCATCCACATAAGCGCTCCTGCACTGCCGAGAATCCCCGGCACTTTGGGTAGAAGTTGATCGAACCAGTTGTTGTCCATATGCCCTCCTCCGGGCATGAAAAAACCGCCCGAAGGCGGTTTGTTGTGGGGTGTCATCTGTCAGGGCAGCTCATGCGGCTGGATCGGCACATCAAGGATCGCAGCCGGATCAATTGCGTGCCCTGCAGCCTGCAGTATCGCCAGGCCTGCAGGCAAGTCTGGGTTGTCGAGATCGATGTACTTGCGCACGCTTGCGTCTTGGATCACCGCCTTGCACTGTGCAGTCTCATCGGCCAGGATCTGCCACTTTTCAGCGCCGAACCTGTCAAAGAACGCGCCGACGCTGATGTGGCGCACAGCCGCAGGCTGCGGCCCTGGGTCAGGTGCTGGGGGCGCGGCGAATGCCTGGCCATCCCATGACCAGCCAATGCCGACGCCTTCAGGCGCCGGTTCTACGTGGTCCCACTGCGCGCGGACCGCGTCCGCAAAATCTGCGTCAGCAACGATGACTTGCTCGACACAGCCGCTTTTGATGAGTGCGTAGTTTTTGATCATTCGTACCACCAGATTCTCACGAAGCCCGATCCCCCGGCACCGCCGACAGCGTTGAAAGCGCCACCGCCGCCGCCGCCACCACGATTTGCCGCACCAGCGCTACCAGGCGCACCAGGGTTGCCTTCCGCGCCGCCACTACCGCCGCCAGACATACCCAGCCCAGGAGTGTTGGTAGCCCCATCTCCTCCACCTCCGCCCCCACCGCCATATCCGTTGATGCCCAAACCACCAACGCCACCATTGCCAGAGCCACCAACACCCCCACCACCGCCCCAGAGGCCCTCGCCACCGCGCCCCTGACTGCCTGCCCCGGTGCCGCTGCCATAGCCAGGGCCACCGGCGCCCCCACCACCGCCTCCCGTATTTACCCCACTGCCGCCGCCTCCCGCCCCTCCGCTGCCACCTCGCTGATATCCACTCACACCGCCAGCGCCATACCCACCGCCGGGCACAGACGCAGATCCAACAGACGTGGCTCCACCCGCAGTGCCGTTGCCAACCCCTGACACAGTCCCGCCAGCGCCGCCAGCGCCGATAGTGACCGCAACAGGTCCGGTAAACGTCATCGGCAATGTCAAGACGGCACCCCCACCACCGCCGCCGCCCCGCGTGCAACCTCCACCGCCACCGCCACCAACCAGCAAGACCCAGCCCTGCCCGCCGCTCGCCAAAAGTGCTGCAGGAGGGGTAAACGTCCCAGACGACAAGAACTCTTGGTAGCGCAGTTTTCCCCCACCACCACCGTCAAAATAATCCGAATAAAAGCTCATGCTGCCTCCATAAATCCATCAGTTGCATTGACCCAGCGGCATACCGCTGAATCGTTTTGGGACAGCAGTTGCATCACGCCAGGACTGCGACCCTTGAGCTTGTTTGACTGCCAGTCGATGTTTGCAGCCCAGATGCCGCGCGACATCCCAAACCCAAAGGCCTGGCCTGCAGCGAAATTGATTGGCACCGTCAGCGTGATTCCGGCAGCCGCCAGAACGTAGAACACACCCGGCACAGCGACAGTCGATGCAGTGATGACTTGCGTTGTCATCCAGGCTGAAGCACCTGGCGCAGCCACCCCGATCACCCAGTCCGCCTTTGCTGCAGTCCCCGCGAACGCGTCAACTCCAATGACTAGAGCGCCGGTGCCTGGGTTGTAGCTCTGGACGTAGCCGCTCATGCGAGTACCAGGGTCGCTTGCGGACGTGACCACCAGGTACATGCCCGCCACAAACGAGCGCGATGGCTCCATACCGAGGGTCTTCGCGCCGGCGCCAGGTGTGACACTGGTTGTGCTGCTGCCCTTCAACTGAGCAGACGCGAACACTTCGGCTTGGTCGCGGTAGGCCTTCGATGCATCACGCGCAGCTTCAGATGCATTCTTCGCAGAGATGGAGGCATCTCGGGCTGTTTCAGCCCCGCCCTTGGCCGCGATGGACAAGTCGCGCGCTGCTTCAGAGTGCCCCTTGGCTGTGATCGAGCCATCGCGTGCCGACTCAGATCCACCTCTTGCCGAGACCGACGCATTGCGTGCAGTTTCGGACTGCCCTTTGGCTGTGATCGCGTCGTCTCGCGCCTTCTCCGCTGCAAGCTTGGCATCACCGGAGCCGCCCGCCGCTGCGACTGCTTCCTGCGCGTTGTGCTGGACATTGGCAGAGAGCGCATTGATTTCCGGCACAAATGGCCCTGGCCCGCCCATGTGCGTGCCGAATGCATAGGCCTTGCTGTTGTAGGTGCCTGCCGCTCGATCCGACAGCGCCGGGAATTCCGGCACCGGGGAGAGCGTGGCGGCTGGTTGTACTGCCATCAGATATTGCCCTTGATGTTGAGTGTTAGAGAGGTCACCCCCCACTCGTCCGCCCTGATTGCCCCAGAGACAAAGCCGAGTGTGTTGAGATAGCCAAGGCGGGGAAGATTCGAGGCCTCGAAGGGCACTGCCATATCGAGGATCTCGCCAAGGATCGCGTCCGCATACATAGCCTCTTCGGCGTCCAGCAGTACGCGGCAGGACACGTCGCGGGCATTGCCGCGTCGCACTTGGTCATACGTGCCGTCATCGTTGTATTTGCGGTAGGTGTAGGGCTTGCGCTGCGCCTCCGCGCCTCGCTCCACCCCCCCCATATCCGTGTCGCCGACCAAGGGGCGCCAGTCACCCACCTTGATGTCGCCCACAGCAACCGCTCCATTGCCAGGCGCTCGGATGGTTACCGTGACCTCTGCATTTGGCGCTATTGGAATTTCGTCCATGCTGACTTTTTCCAGGGCCGGTAGCGGCGTAAAGAGCAGCTCCCAAAGCCCTGCAGCTTGGGCATAAAGATCTCCGTGCTTCTCACGGATCACAACGCCACCAGGAGCAGCACGGACGACAAGCGAATAGGTTGCCCCTTCGGGTCCATAGACGCTGACGCCATTGATAAAGCCAGGAGTCAGCACGAACGTGATGACCCCTTTGCCACGCGTCTTTGTGGACGAATAGTCATCAAAAGGCGCCTGGCGATCTGTCGGACCTTTGCGGCGCCAGTAGCCAGGATCCAATTCCGGGCGAGTCGGCCGCCCGGAGTGCACACGTATGCATGAATACACGGAACCATTGGAGGTGCGCAGATCGTCAATGGCATAGCTGCCACTGGCGACCCACGCAACCTCCCCATTGGTCGTGTTTGGCTCGGGCACGGTGGTGCCCGCTGCAATCATGGCGTCCACGATCTTCACGGGCACCATGACGCGCGCAGATGGGTTCATGCCTGCATCTCCTCCGCAATGGCTTGCGCCAGTTGTTTGATGTTCATGACCTCGACCCGGTTGGCGTTGCCACCTTCCGTCACGCTGTCGTGCTGGTCGTAGAGCGCGGTTGCGCTTTCGCTGACTTCGGCCATGCGTGCATCCAGCCGCTCCACGCTGGAAAGCAGCCTTTCCAGCAGCGCGTCGGCGCGGCTCGAACCGGCCCCCGCCAGGCCAGCGGCGCCGGCCCACGGGTTGAACGCCTTGGGCAGAATGGCCTCCCCTTCGTGGATCTGCGCGAGCATGTCCTGCGGCACGTAGTTGGTCCCCACGTCAAAGCGTGGAATCCCGTTACGGTCCAGGGCCGCGAGCACATCCGCCTCGGAAAAGCCGTACAGGTACGCCAGATCCCGGGCCGATCCACCAGCTGCTTTGAACTCGTTGGCAAGGCCCGAGAAATCCCCCGTGCCGTCGTACTTATGGAACGTGGACGAGAGGCCATCGAGCTTCTTCGAGTAGTCGGCATCTGCGTATTCATAGATAACCGTGCCACCACCCAGGATCGCTGTGGGCGTCTTGTATTTGCCGCTGTTGGCGGGTTCAAACCCGCCACCGCCTCCACTCCCCCAGCTCGGGGTCGGCGTCTTGCCGCCACTGCCGCCGCCAGCCCCAGATCCTGCAGGGCTGTCAGGAAACAGCAGCGCTTCAAGCGCCTTGATCGCGGCTTCCACACTCAACGTGGCATCGATGTGCTTTTCGTTGCCCTCAATCAGCTCGCGCCAGTAGATCAGCGTCTTATCCAGGCGCTCAAGCTGCTCTTGCGAGTTCTTGAGCAACCGTTCCTCCTGGCTCAACTGGGCATCGCCCTGCTCTGCCAGGTCAGCGAGCTGGCCCGCCAGCACAAGCGCATCGCGGTCTTTTTCAAACTGCGTGGCATATGCGCGGGAGTTGATGCCGCTGCGCGCGGCGCTGATAGCGTCACTCAAATCACTGTAGTCAGTGATCTTGCGACCCGCGCGCACGCCCTCCAAGGCCTCTTCGATGTAGACCATTCCCCGTGCTGCCAGCATTTGCTGTGTGGAGTCCACGGTGCCATACAGCTCCCGGGCATTGGATTTCAGCGTAGCCAGCACCGCAGACATGCTGCTGATGGCCGACTGCGCGGCCGAGGCGATGGCGCTCCAGTAGTCCTGTTCACGCTGCACAGCGGCCTCAAAGTTGGCCATCGCCGCATCCTTGGCCTTCTGCCGTGATTCGGCGAGCTGCTTCGCAACCTCGTCCGCCGCCGTCTTCGCCGCATCGGCAGCCGTCTCAGCAGCCTTCTGGGCATAGTCCGCCGCCACGCCAAACATCTGTGCCAAGGCCAGCAGCTTCGCTGCAAGCTCCGTGTTGCCCGATGCGAGCGCGTCTTCGATGAGCTTCCTGAATGCTTTCTTGGCAGATTCGCCGCCTGCAGGATCGATGTCCACGCCCAGCGCCTTGAGCCCTTCCCTCACCTGCCGCTGCAGGATCCCCGCCCTCTCCTCTTCAGAGTAGAAGCTGGAGTAGAAGGCATTGATGTTGTTGGACAGCGCCTCGATACCGCCCGAGAACTTCAGCAGCTCCGTCTGAGCCTTGGCCGTCAGATCCGCAAAGCCCACCAACGTGTCGGCCCACCCACGGAATGCAGCATCGATCATTGCGATGTTGCGCAATGCCTCGTTGAGACCTTCCACGGTGATGTCCTCACCCAGCGCATCGAATTCCTCGCGCATCCAGCCCGGGATATCGGCTTTTTTGAGCTGGTCGATGACTGCCCCGCCCATGTCCGCCATGTACTGCGCCCAGGCCTTCTGAGGATCTGTTCCCAGCACACCATCCCGTGCCGTGTAGCCCTTCAGGACTTCGCCGGTGATCTTGTCGATGATCTTGAAATAGCCGTAGCTATCCTCATCGCCGTGCTTTGGGTTTGTGGCAAAGCCAGCGACGATATCGATGTCCTTGGCGCTACCTCCAGCGTAGCCCGCCAGCGATTTATAGAGCTGCACCCAGGCATCAACGGATTGCCCAAGTTGCTTGCCCAGCTCCGGACTATTGCGCTTTGTGAGATCGTCATACCAATCGCCGCCGGCGCGCCCAAACAGCATCTCAGCGGCCTTGTCGTTGCCGACGCCTGTCGTGCTGTATGCAGCTCCCACATGGTTTGCACCACGCGAGCCGAATGCCTTGTCCAGCAGACCGCCAATCCAGTTGCCAATGAACGCGCCGATAGGGCCACCAAACCACTGACCAACCGCCGTACCAAGGCCCGCGCCCCACTTGCCGTCGGCGATGTTCAAGATCGCGCTGACGTAGCTGAATGCGGCGCCGGCCTTGTTGATGATCCCGGAATACTTCGTGAGCATGTCGCCGAAATCGATCAGCGAGCTGCCCACCTTCTCCAAGCCCAAGTTGTAGAGCTTGCCGCCGGCGTTGTTGACCAGGTTGCCCAGGCCCAGGCCGAAGTCCTTCATCATCGATGAGGTGCCCAGCCGGTACATGGTGGAGAGGTTGCCCAACCCTACGCCAGAACCGCCGCCCGAGCCACCGCTGGGTCCCATGCCGAGCATGGACAGCACAGTAGAGGCGATATCCCCGGCGATGGGCGCCACGATGGCCTGAATCACGGGCCGCAGCACCAGGGAGCGGAACAGGCCCTCGATGTACTCGGCGCCGTTCTTGCCGCCCGCCATCAGCGCATCACTGAGCGACTGGCTGGCCTGGTCGTAGGCCTTGTTCCATTCATCGTTATAGGCCTTGGTCTGGGCGCTGGCCATTCGCTGATAGGAGACCACGCGCGCACGGTCAATCAGCTCATCTTTTTGCGCAGTGGTCGCATCCAGCCGCTCTATCTCCGCGATCTTGCGCTTGAGTTCCAGCTCGGCATCGTATTGCGCCAGGGCCACGGCACGCGCCTGGTTACTCATGCCGATCAGGCCGGCCTCCAGCTGCAGACGCTCGAAGTCCTCTTTCGCCGACTGCTCGTAAGCGTCCATGGCCTGGCGCGCCGATTCCAGGGCCTTGGAGCGCTTGAGATAGTCCTCTGTGACCTGTTTTTCAATGTCGAGTTGCTGCTGGTAGAGCGCGACGTTTTCCTTGGCCTGCGCCTTGTCCTTTTCCTGCTGCTTCCAGACCGCAATGCGCCCGCGCAGATCCGCCTCATGCGCGGCCGACAGCTTGATCTTTCCTTCCTTCAGATCGGCATTGAGCTTGATCTCGGCCTTTTGGGCGTCGTTGAGCTTGCCGGACTGGGTGACTTCCGCTTTGTTGGCGTCAATCTTGGCTTGGATCGAGGCCGCAAGTTCTGCATAGGCAGACTGCTCTTTCTTGGCGCCGTCGCCGCGCGTCTTGCTCAGCGACTTGATCTTTTCGTTGATGCCGTTGATGCGGGTCTGCAGCTCATCCGCTTCCTTGGAATCGCCGCGCCCCTCATCGCGCAGTCGCTGCTGCTGCGTCTGCAGCCTGCCAAGGGTCTTGTTTAGGTCCTCAACGGCATCCTTTTTCCCCTTGAATGCCTTGGTGGTGTCCAGCAGCTCGGACAGCTCCTGGTCGGCCGTGGACTTCGCACCTGTCGTTCCCCAGCCGCCTGAGGCGCCGCCCGTGTTGTCGCCCCAGCCACCAGTCGCACCGCCAGTGAAAGCGGGCTTCGGAGTGTTGTCGCCGACGATGGCCCTGTAGACCATGCCATTGAGACCACCCTTGAACGACTGCTCCATCCAGTCAGGCAACTTGGCGCGGTTGAGCCAGCCCACCAGTTCAGCAAAGCGGTTTACCAGACCTGCGACAAGATCATTGGCCGCCGTCAGTGTTCCCGCATTTGCGACGTTCGCCATGGCCTGATCCCAGGCATCGCCAAAGTTCTTGGTAGCGGTCTGCAGCGGCGTGAGGCTGTTGTCCGCAAGGTCCTTGAGCCGAGTGCCCAAGGCATCGAGCACCACGCCCTGAGCGCCGGCTTTGTCGCCGGCCTCCACCATGGCTTCAATGGCCACCAGTTGGGACACGGTGAGGAAATTGAAGGCCTCATCCAGGACACGCGCTCCCTTGGCAGGCTCCTCCATCGCCTTGGCCAACTCCTTGGCGGCGCTGGCGGCATCCTGGCCCGTGGCCGTTGCAAAGTCTGCCGACAGCAATGCAATCTTCTGCAGCGCCTCGCCGCCCAGGGTTCGCACCTGCACCAGGTCCGCAATGATGGCCGAGGCCATGCTCTTGCTGATCCCCGGCAGCTCAATCATCTCCTTCTTGAGCTGCTTGATGGCATCGGAGTTCAGGAAGCCCGCGCGCCCTGTGGCCTCCAACTGCGCCATCAGCGTCATGTTGGTGCGCAGCGTGCTCTCCGAGTACGCCATGGCTGCGCCAAAGCCCACCACTGCAGCCGCTACAACGGTGTAGGGATTGACCAGGCCCAGCAGGGTGCTTCCCAATGCCTTGCCGGCCGCAGCGAAGCCACCGAACATATCGCGCAGCTGCAAGCCCTGCTGCATGAACACGGTCATAACGGGCATACCGCCCTGCAGGCTCACAACGATGTCGCTGATCTGGGCCGGCACGCCGCGCATTGCAGCGGATGTCGCTCGCGCAGACATGCCAACCGTCTTGAACGATTCTTCGGCCTGCTTTTCAAACAGGCGCATCTGCTGCAGGTACGGACCCAGTGCGGCCATGTCGGCGCCGCGCTGCTTGGCAATGGTCTCGTAATAGGCGGCAGTGCCCTTGCCACCGGCCTGCATGGCGGCCATCTCGCGCTCCAGGGAGCTGATGATGCTGCGCGTGCTGCGATCAATGCTGCTCGCAGCCGTCTGGCTGCTCTTGCCCATGCCGTCAAAAGCCGTACCAGCCTTGGAACCTGCCTGGGCAGCCTCATCGCCCACGGCTTTGACATCCTGCTTGATCTCCGACAGGCCGGCCTTGGTGTTGTTGCGAACACCAAACTCAAGATTCGATTTGCGCGTGGTGTCTGTCATGCGTACCGTCCGGGCAATAAAAAAGCCCCACGGCACTGCCGAGGGGCTGAAAAAAGAAAACCCGCCGTTGGCGGGTCAATCTATAAAATTAATTTCTCCAAAATTACCGTGTAGATTCCTTAAATACTCGACTGGCCTCTGCTCGCCCCGGATCTCGGTCGAGTGTTTTATGAGTACCAACTCGAAGCAAGAATGCCATACCTTCTTCAATCTTAAAACTCATTTTATACGATTTGTTTGAGGTCACATCCATCGTATAAATAGCGGGCCGCTCTCCTCTATTGGTAACCGAATGCGGCCTTCGCGATACTGGCAGAGGATCTTTATTGAAATCCAGCAGACATTCCAATACTTTCTTTCGAATATCGGCGGATAATGCATCAAAATCCTTTTGGAATTTTGGCGTTAGGCAAAATTTAAGATTTCCGCGCATAACCATGGCTACGGCTTGTTCTTAAGGAAAGAAACAACCGCATCCACGCTATCAAAAACTTGACCCCCATTAATAGGTGCGTCAAGCTCAGCCTGAGCATTCATTACATTCCAGCGAACACTCTCTGAATACTCGAACACATGCTCAATCGCGCAAAAAACTTTCTCTGCAGCCTCTTTTACAACCGGGCTTACAACAGGATCCATGGATTTCGAAATTGTTTCCAGCTGATTTTTTAATGCAGACTGCAATATCTCCACACCATTCAAAATTGCATCAAGTTGACTACCCGTGTATAGGAACTCATGATCAAACTGCGGAAGTTTTAGATTGATCATTATGTTTGCAATCGTCTTCAGGTTGGCTTGCTGAGAAGCGTCGTAAGCAAGGGACATTTGTGCCACGGCGCCAAGCACCTCTCCACCCAAGTCCTGCAACTTAGGTTCTTCAAGGACACGCTTAAGCGCGTCATGATCTTCGGGGCAAATCGTTAACAGAGCTTCCATGGCCTTAGTATTTTGCCCCAAGGCTCCCATGGCGCAAATATTACCCCCGCAACACGCCCTTGATGTGGGCCGCCAGCTTTTTGGCTTGCTCACCATCCTCGGGGCGCATGATCTCGGGCGATGGACAGGCATCGCTTTTGGACAGCCGGTACTGCTCCAGGTACGCAGCCGAGAGGCTGCGCAGCAACTGCAGCTCATGCGGGCGAAATGGGCACCGCGTGGCCTGCTGCCAGGCGGCTATCTCCGGCCAGGAGATGGGCGCCAGGTCCATGCCCGCATAGGAAACCGGCCCCACTTCCATCAGCGCCGCGATGAAGTGATAGCCGTCCTCCAGCTCGGGCAAAGGCAGCGCTGCTTCATCACCCATGCGCTGTGCCCTGCTTTGCCGTGGCGCATCCTCGCGCGAACCCTTAGGCGGATCGACGGGCGCCTGCAGCCAGGCCAGCTGCTTTACGTAGCCTCGGAGCTGGATGCCGAGGTCGCGCCAAAGTTTCCCAGGCTGTCGGACTCCTCAATGATCTGCACGGCCCAATGTGGATTGCGCTTGAGCGCAGCGCGCAGTTGGTCTGCGCTGTAGGGCTGGCGGACGCCCTCCCAGCCAGCGACACGCACCACGGCGCCCTCGATGTTCTGGGCCTCCATCTCGTCGATGGTCTTGGCCTTGGGGACCTTGCCCCGGCGCTGGGCCGCGCGCTGCTCATTGAGGAATTTTTCCGCAACACCGGAGTTCCAGGCGACCACCTCGGGCGCGAACGTGCCACGCACGATGAGGATGATGCCGGTGGACGAGCCGTCCGGGTTGCGCAGTGGGAACTTGTGGCCTGCCTCGCAGGCGCTCACCAGGTCGAAGGCGGTGATGTCCACAAGTTCGGCAGCAGCAACAGCGGCGGATGTGGCGACGGCCACGGCTTGGGTGATGGACTTGGTCATGTTGATCTTTCAGCGGAGGAAATGAAAATGCCCGCGCCCGACTGCCCGCCTCCGCTGAGAGACGAAACAGCCGGGCCGGTGCTGGGGTGGCCCGTGGGCCGAGTGGGGGAAGGGTCAGGGGCCGGCAGGTGCGGGCACTTCGATGATGCCGACGCCATCCTTGGAGGTGGTCAGCTCCAGGCCCACGCTGGCCGAGTACATGCTGTCCACGCTTTCAGTGGACTTGGACCAGCTGGTCACAAGGCCCGTGAAGTAGTCGATGGAGCCATCCTGGTACTTCACTTCGAAGGCATAGGCGGCATCGGAGTTAAGGGCAGCCTTGACGATGATCTGCCCCGGGTCTGCAGCGTCCACAGCGAGCTGGATGGTCTTCTGCCCGTCGTTGAAGGAGCCCTTGTACTTGCGGGTGCCGCGCGTGTCGATGGGGTTGTGGTTGACCACCTGGTAGGTGCGACCATGGCTACCCCCGTTAGTGATCTCTCCAATCTTGGAGAAAGTCAAAGCCGCATAGCCATCTTTATCGTAGGTGGCGGGCAGTGCTGCAGAAATGCCGATCTTGGTCCCGGCAACGGTTTGTGCGCCCATGGCGTTTTCCTTTCGGACGTAAAAAAGCCCGCTGCTGCGGGCCGGGGTTGAGAAAGCGTCGGGCGCTATCGGCGCGCCCAGATTGAAAAGCTCTGCTGCATGCCGAAGATCACGACATCGCTGCCGCCGTCATCGAACATGTCCAGAGGTTCATCCAGCGGCGTGCACTGGATGGCATCGGAGGCCGTCAATGCGTCCTCGATCTGGCGGATCAGCGCCGTGGCCTTCATGGGCGTTTCATCCCAGACAGTGATGCTGACGCGACCATTGCGCAGATTGCCCGTTGGCCGCTTGTCGAGGTTGCGCATCGCCCGTCCGCCAACGCGCTGCCAGATCACATAGGGCATCTTGGTTCCCCATGGGGCGACAACCGGCAAAGACCTCGGGCACAGCGCCGTCAGGATGGCCACAAGGGCGGGTTCATAGCTCATGTCACTTCACCTGGTCATAGCGCTTTTGCAGCTCCAGATTCGCAGCCTCAACGGCTTTGGACATGGAGTCCTCAGCGCGCGCAACGAAGAAATATCCCAGCCGGTGGACGGGGCCCCCAGGCCGAGGCACGTAGTACGCATCTTTCTCGGCCTGCGTTGCGCGGCGCTTCGGCCGGGGCTTTCCCTGCGCCTCGGGCCGCACTCGCGTGACCCACTTGCCACCCTTGGCGATGGTCACTGCGTAGCGCTGTACCCACCCCCTCTCCAGCAGATGGCCGTGAGGCGCTTTCCTGGCGTTCCAGCTGACGTGGTACTGCGCCTGCACGCCATCAATGGAGTGCTCAGGAGAAAACGCCTGGTAGACCGCACGGCCCAAGTTGCCGGTCACGCTGCCTATGGAGCTGACGTTGACCTTGACCGCTTCGTAGAGCATCTGCGCGCCGGCCTGCGCAGCGGGGCGCACGGCCTGGTCGGCAGCTTCGCCCAGCGCACCCAGGAAATCATCCAGGGTGGCAGTGTCAGCACGGATGGTGAAAGAGTTGGTTCCATTCGCCATTGCCGCACCTCACTGGATGAGCTTGCACGCCAGGTCGAGCCAGCGACGGGTCGAGTCAGGCAGTGGAGCCTCGATGTCGTAGACCTGGCCGGCATGCACAACGCGCATCCCGGCGTTGATGCCTGCGCGCCAGCGAATGCGGATGGAGACCCGCACGGTGGACACTTCGGCGCCGGCACGGATGGTTTCACTGCCAGACATGTGCCGGATGTTGGCCCAGACCTTCGCCACCTCAACCCATGCGATAGCGCCAGGCGCGGGCGTATTCCACTCGTCTTTGCCCTGACCGTGCTGCTGGATGGATATCTGCTTGTTCAAGGTTCCTGCTCGTAGCATCGCACCCCTTTCAGAACCGTGGCGGTAGGGTAATTTCGGCAAGCATGCTGCCGAGAAACTTCAGCGGCAGATCCGCCACGGTTCCTCCGACGATCAAGCTTTCCCGCTGCTGATATAGCGTCCCCGCCTGCAGCAGCAGCCAGGTACGTACCGATGGGTATGCGTCAAGATCGACCCCGGCCACGTACTCGATACGCAGACGGCCTGGCGGTCGGCCGCCCGCGAAAACGAGACGGCCGACACGCTGGTCCATCTCCAGCTCAAAGCCCTCAACCGGGACCGGATCTGCACCCGCGCGCAGCACGGTCACGCTGCTGACGGACCGCACTTGGCCGACATCCAGCACATTGCCCAAACGGTCTTGCGGCCAGTCTTCGACGTACTCGGCCGGACGGATGGCCGCGCCTGTTTCCGCCTCGCACATCTGCGTCACGCCCGGCACGATGATGTTTTCCACTAGCGAGCGCTGCAGGTCATCGATGTGCTCGCGGCACCATTGCGCGACCTCGGCGGCAGTCAGCACGGGATCGCCTGCGTAACGCTTGCGCCGGGCCATGGTCAGGGCCGGTCAGCGTTGAGGTTGCCCGTATCGCCCGCACCTGCCTCCGTGCTGGCAGCAGCAGGTGCAGCGACAGATGGCGTGCCGTCACCACCGCTTTCGGGGTCCCCCGTTTGCGCCTGATCACGCGCTGCGGACTTGCCGCCGCGCCCCGCACTCCGTGCACTGCGTCCGCTGGTTGCTGCACCGCTGGACGTGCCCGATTTCTCGGCCACATCGCCCGCTTCCAGGCGGTTCGCCTGGTCCGCCGGGAATGCTGCGGTTTCACCCGGGTTGTAGCCGCGCCAGTGCTTCATGAACACCACCGCAACGATCTCTTGTTTGCCTGCTTCTTGCTTGCTCATCGCCTTGTCCTTTCGATTGGTTGCGCCCCGGCACCTGCCGGGGCGTCATCTCACATGCCGGCGCCCCACTTCACCTTGGCGCCGACCGCGACGGACTCGACATGGCGCACGCCGAAATCGTTGTGCGCGATCACACGCACCAGGGTCTGGTCACGCTGGAAAGCGGACACCATGTTTCCGCCCGCGTCCTTGTAGGAGGCCTCGGTGCTGTATGCGATGGACAGCTGCCCCGTTTCGCCGATGTAGCAATCGGAGAAGTCCACGAAGTAGATTTCCGACTCATCGCCGCCGGCGCCCAGGTTCACCGGGATCTGCGTGGACAGGCCGAAGCGATAGCCCTTGAGTTGGCCCTGGTCGATCTCGGGATAGGCCTTGTTGCCGTTGCCGTCGCGCAGCGACTGGAGCCAGCGGATGGTGCGCGGATGCATCAGCCAGCCGCAATTGGCCATCGCGGCATTGGCGGCTTCCAGGCGGAGCATCAGGCCCCCCAGGAACAGGTCGATGGCCTTGAGGTCCGGATCGACGGGCGCGTCCACCACGTTGCCCGGCAGCGCCCAATAGCGCAGGCCTTTGGGCAGCAGGGCACTGCCCGCCGAGCGGATGTAGTGCAGATCCTCGGCCAGGCCGGTGCTGATCAGCAGGTCATTGGCCACGATGCTGTCCACGCGCGGATTGATGCCAGCGAACGACAGCAGGTCATTGCTGATGGGCACCAGGGCGCCCATCTTCTTGGCCTGCAGCTTCATGTCCGCGAAGGTCATGTCGGTCACCGGGATATCGGTTTCGGTGCCGATATAGCCCACCACCGTGGAGTCCTTGATGCGCGGCAGCGTCATGTTGCCGTTGACCAGGGGCAGGCTGACCGCCCCCATGGACCGCACGACAGAGCGAGGGCGCAGCGCCTCGATGACCGAGGCGGCCATGTTGGCGGGGATCAGCACACCACCCGCACCCGGGGTGACCGTGCTCAGGGTCTGCACGATGTCTTGCCCGAAACCGCCCTCTTGCGCCATCTGGGCCGCATGCTGCTGGTTGCCACCAGCAGCGGCCAGCAGGCGCGCCACCTGGGCGACGGATGCGCCCGGCGGGGCGTTGTCGGTCACGGAGACGTGGGCGCCGGCAGGCGGGCCGTTGATGCCGCGCGCGCTCTCGTTGACGGGCACCGCCGCCGCCGCATTGAGGCGTTCGGCGGATTCGGCGCGTGCAATCTTGGCGGACAGCTCGCCGATTTGGGTTTCCAGCGATGTGAACTGCTGCAGCTCTTCTGCAGACAGTTGCTCGCCGGAGGCATCCTTCTTTGCGAGGGCCTGCAGCGTTTCATTGAGCTGGGCGCGTTCGCTACGCAGTTGGGTCACAAGGGACATGGTTTTGCTTCCTAAAGAGCAATGAAAAAAGCCCGCCGAGGCGGGCCGGAAAACTGCCGCGAACGCGGTCAGATCTGGGCTTGCAGATGGGCTGCAGCAGCACGCACAGCCAGCCGGCCAGGCGCGGGGCGATTAGCGCGGCTTTCGGCCACGGCGCGGGTGATACCGTCCAGGGCATCGGTGGGGGTCTGCAGCCGGTCGGCCAAGCCGGCGGCGATAGCTGCCTGGCCACGGTAAAGACCGGCCTCGGTGGCGCGCACCACAGAGGCGCTCAGGCCCCGGTACTCGGCCACGGCATTCACGAACATGTCATAGCCTTCGTTGACCAGCTCCTGCAGGAACTTCATGGACTGTTCTGTCAGCGGCTCATGCGGCGACAGGTCGTTTTTATGCGCGCCGGCATATACGGTCGTGACCTTGATGCCTTCGCGCTCCAGCATGGCCGAGCGGTCCATGTGCTTGGCGATCACACCGATGCTGCCCACGCCGCTGGTTCGGCTTACCACCAGTTCGGTGCAGGCCGCGCCGATCAGGTAGCCCCCGCTATAGGCCGAGAAATTGACCAGGCCGATGATTTGCTTTTGCAAAGCCATGGACCGCAGATCCGCCGCCAGCTCGAATGCTCCGGTGGCCGCTCCCCCCGGGCTGTCGATGTCCAGCACGATGCGCTCGACCAGGGGATCAGCCACCGCCTGGCGCAGCTGGCTGCGCAGATCCTCGTAGCTGGTCATGGTTTCGCAGACATTGAGGTGCGCCGCACGGCTGACCAGCAGCCCATGGACCGGGATCACCTGCACGCCCGTGGCCTGCAGGTTGGCCCGGCGCCGTTCTTCCTCGCGGGCAATGCGCGACTCATAGTCGTCATCGTCGTGCCACATGCGGGGCTCGGCCACCGGAGCCATGTTGATGATGTTCAGGCTCATCACCTGATTGGCCCAGCGCACCGCCATATCCATGGCATCCGGGGTAGTGAGCAGCGGCTGATTGAACAGCAGGCCCGCTGCGCGAAGATAGCTTTTCATTGGGTCAGGAGCCTTTCGATTTCTTGCCGCTGGATCTCCAGCTGTGCCCGCACTGCGGGATTCTTCGGATCGGGCGCCGCAGCACCCGCCGCAACCATGTTGAGCGGCTGCAGGTAGGTATCGCCCCCGGCCACGGGCGGCAGGTTCTCCAGGCGCCGGATGTCGTTGACAGAGAGCCAGCCCCATTGCCGCCCGATGGCATAGGCCTCATAGCGGCTCTTCTGATCGCCCCGCATGAGGCCCGACAGGTTGAATTCGATGAAGTAGCGCGGCCGCTCATCGTCCAGCAGAAAGTCGCGCATCATGGCCTGCTCATGCCGCTTGGCCCAGGGCAACAGTGCGAATACCACGAAGTGAATCAGCAGCTGCTCAATCGTGTTGTAGTTGGCCTTGTCCAGGTCGTTGACCATGGGCAGCGGCACCTTGTAGATGCGCGCGGCATCCACGCCCGACAGCTTGAGGATGGCCGCCACGTCCGCGTCCACATTGCTCATGGACACCGGCTTGAACGTCATGCCCTCCTGCAGCAGCGCCACTTTCCTGGCGTTGTCCACGCCGCTGAATTTGCTGCCCCACTGGTTCACGATGGAGTCAATGGTCCCCTGCTCCTTGATCGCGGCCACTTCCTTCGGCCGCTCGATCACCCCTGACAGCGTGACACCATTGGCAAACGACTTGCCGGTGTACTGGCGCACCGCTTGGGCGAGGCCAATGGAGTCGGCGTGCAGCTCAATGGGGGACAGCCCGACATAGCCATTGTGGGAATGCCATCGAACGTGATGGACCAGGCGCATAGGCAGAGGATCGGACACGCCAGCCACCTGGTAATACGGCAGCATGTCAGGCCCCTTGAGCACCGTCACCTTTGCCGTATCCAGGGGCCACAGCTGCGCCACCTGGCCGTCCCGCCCACGCTCAATGAACGTGTACGAATTGCCGCGCAGGCCTGCGGACATCTGCGACAGCTCCACCCGGTCATACGGTGTCTGGAACGGGTTGGGCCTGTAGCGCAGCACCTGATACAGCGGATGGCTGCTCGCCGGCTCGCGTTGCCCGCCCTCCTTGCGCTCATAAAGTTCAAGCGGCAGCTGCGCGAGACTTTCTGCCAGCAACGTGACGCAGTTCTGAATGATCGGCAGGGCCAGCGCAGATTCTGGCGTCACGCGCATGCCGGAGCTGCTGCGAGCGGCCCCGATCAGTCCACGCCAAAAGCCGCTGGAGCCGTTAGACACCAGGCCCTCATTGGCGCCAACCAAGGAAGAAAAGAACATGTCTTACCCCTCCCCGCGTGCGGCCGCCAGCGCAGCCAAGCCAGATGCGGCGCGGTCAACGCGCCAAGCGTAGGCAACCAGGGCCACGCCTGCCACCACCATGGCCGATGGGGGGTGCATTCGCCAGATGCCCGCCACCACCAAGCCGAAGCCCAGCAGGCCGCACAGCAGCGACAGCAGCACCAGTGCCATCCGAAAACTCGGCAGCTGAAACTTCATATCTTTATCCCCTTGTCATAGACGGACGGGCCGCCCAACTTGCGACCCTTGCCGCTGATGCCACAGGCCATGATTGAGGCCACAACGCCGTCAATCCGGCCCACGGACTTGGCTTTGTCCACCTTGCGGTTATTCGCCGGGTCATGGGTCAACACCGCATTGGCGGCGTTCCATGTCAGCACCGGGTTGCCGTCATGGCGCAGTTGCTCCACTTCGGCAAGCGGCTCGGCCGGCTCGTCTGAGCTTCCCGAATCCACCGGCGCACCCAGCAGCCGGCGTTCAAACTCATCGACGGCCGGCCCGAAAGACTCATACCCCTGGCCGAAGCCAATCAGGGGCGGCAGTGTTATCCCGTGCTCGGCCATAAGTTGGATGACATCCTCTATTCGCCAGCGGTCGAACGCGATGCGCTCCAGCCCCGTGAAATAGGCGCTGATGGCCTGCAGGCGCCGCAGCACAAACAACCGGCTCACCGCTCGGCCCGGCGTTGTCTCCAGCCAGCGCTCGGCAATCCACTGCCGATAGGGCACCTTGTCGCGCTTCTCCCGCTCGTCCAGGTCGTGATCCGGAATCCAGAAATACGGCATCAGCCGCCAGTAGGGATCTTCCAGCGTCGGAAAGAACAGCAGAACGAATGCCGTCAGGTCGGTCGTACTGGACAGGTCCAGCGCGCCCACCGCCTTGCGATGTCGCAGCAGCTGCAGCGGCACCTTCCCCTCTGCCGCCGCCCATATCTCCCAGTCGAGCCAAGGCGATTCGGCCTGCGTCCATACACAGAAATTGAGGCGCAAGACCTTGGACAACTTCGCCGGCATGCCTCGCGCGTTCTGCACCTGGGCACGCAGATACTGATAGCCGGGGATGCCCTCGCGCTGCCCTGCCAGGCGAAACCGCAGCGACGGGTTGACCTTCGGCCAGCACCGTTCGTCTTTGAACGGGTCATCGCCCTTATCCAGCGAGCAGATGAAGCCAAAGAAATGGTCATCCTGTGCACGCCCAGTGCACACGTCTGCACCGTAGTCGTGGTACTGGCCGCACGGCGTCGTCTTGTCACTGCCGCTGTTGGTGATCATCACCACCATGGCACGGCGGCGACTCTTCATGCCGGCCACCATCATGTCAATCACCGTCGCCGTCTTGTGCTCATGCACCTCATCGATCAGCCCGACATGGGGACGCGGGCCGGACTGCCCTTCATCTGCAGAGATGCATTTGAAGAAACTGTTCGTCTCCGCATAGAAGAGGTTCCAAACCTTCTCATCACGGCCCGACTGCACCAAGCGCGATTGCAAATGCGGCGACTGGTTGACCATCGCCACAGCATCGCGGAACAAGATCTGCGCCTGGTCCTTCTTTGTCGCGGCAGCGTAGATCTCGGCGCGCTGCTCTTTGTCGGCCGTCAGGCCGTACAGCCCGATTCCAGCGACAAGCGGGCTTTTGCCCGACCCCTTGCCGGTCTCGATGTAGACAACGCGGAAGCGCCGGTAGCCGTCCGCCGTATACCACCCGTACAGACTGCCAACGATGAACGCCTGCCACAGGGCCAGCAGGAAAGGCCTGCCTTCGTATTCGCCGCCGTTGAGCTTGAGCACATCCTCAAAAAAGCCGATGGCTCGATCTGCTGCCGCCTGATCCCACACCAGACCACGCTTATGCCCCTGCTTCAGGTCCTGCAGATGGCGCTTGCACGCGGCCCGCACATACGGTCCCGCAATGATGCGCCCCTGCAGCACGCGGCGGGCGAACTTACGCACCCGGCAGTCAGAAGTAGCGAGCGGCAGCGTCCTTTTCGTCATTACCGAACAACTCCCCTTGCGGCGCCGCTTGGGCCTTCATGTTTCGTCGCGCCAGGGGCGACATTCCGAACAGTGCGCCAGCAGCGTTCGCACGCTTTTCGGCATCGTTGGCGAGCTGCCGCCATACGCTGATTTGCTTGGCGCCCGTCGCATAGGTCTGCACATCGCCGCTCTCCGCCTGCTCTGCATTCTTCTTGACGATCAGCGCGCGAAAGCGCCGCCAGTCCGCCACGGCTTCGCAGTAGGACGAAAGCGCCATGACATCGATACGGTGCACCCAGCCCAGCAGCAGCAAGTCGGGCATCACGCGCCGCCACTCTTCGCTGGCTTCAGGCGTGAGCACTTCGGGCATGTCGGGCTCACTGGCGGAAACCGTGTTGGACTCCTGCTCGCGCAGCAGTGCAGCCGCATCCTTTTTTCCGGGGTTGCCCCCCGCCAGATGCAGGAACGGCGGTTTTGCACTGCGCCCGGAATTGGCATTTCCAGCCATTGAGGTGCCTCCTGTCGTATACCCCCCCTCCCCATATTTCCCGCATTTTGCGTACGGAGAGAACAGGTCGGTCTCTTACTAAAAAGGGCGAAAGTTTTTCACCCCCTACCCCCTCGGAGCCAGTTTTGGGCCGGATCGGGCCAAAAACGCCGAAATCGTCGCTGCGGCGGGCCGATTCCACGGGTGACGCGGGTCAAGCGGGCGACCATCAGGCCCGCAGCCGGCGACACGCCCGGACTTCTCAAGGCGCTGCTTGTCCGAGGCGTGGCACAGCTTGCACAGCGGCTGCCAGTTCGACCGACTCCAGAAAAGCCGCTGCGCTTCGCCCATGCGCTCCGGGTCTCCAGATTCCCGGGCTTCAGCCAGACGCGGCGCGACGATGTGATCCACGACCTGGGCCGGGATCTGCTCGCCGCGCTTGCCATGCTCGACGCACAGCGGGTTGTCGCGCAGGAACTGGTCCCGGGCCGCCCGCCATGCAGCTCCGTAGCCACGCGATGCGGACGATCCCCGGCGTTCGTCGTGCTCCAGGCGGCTGATGGCTCGGCGGGTTTCCGGCGTCATAGGTGCTCCGAGGGGGCAAACAAAAAACCCATCAAGACTGGCTTGATGGGGCTGACATAAAGCCGGTTACGGTTCCGGCGCTGACGAGTCAGCCGACGAAATGATGTGCCCTCCTGACATACGATGGGAGCTTCCACACAACCCATCGCCAGGAGGGCGAAAAATGGCAGCTTCGCTTGAAGAGAAAATTCTTATCCTGCAACACCAAATTGACGCTCTCCGCGGTCAATCGCTGGCATCCCAGGCAATCATCGATATCCTCACAAACACTGTCGCGGCACTAAACCCCGCGCTTCCGCAAGCACTTCTCGATGCGCAAGCGACGTGCTTTGATCACCTTCCGGCGAATGTTGCAGGCACAGCGCTGGACCATTTTCAGAACCGCTGGAAAGAGTTCGAGAGGATTGCCCGGCATCATTTGCCAAAGGATTAGACGGCGGCCAAAAGGCGTCGGCCGTCCACTGCCACGCTTGGACGTAACTGGGCGCCATGACATCGCCTAAATCATTTGGAACCTTCATAGAACCTCCAGAAGCAGGAATGGCCCGGCGATGCCGAGCCCATGTGTAGGTCGCCCCTTCGGACTTATGGCCAATGCCACAGGGGAAATGCCGTTCTCTGTGCTCCAGCACCGCGACAGCTCAAGCAGGGGTGCCCGCCCCATCACCCCACTCAGGGACGGCCCCGGCTGGAGTCATAGATGCGCCGAGGGGGACAAAAAGAAAAGCCCCGCCGGGTTTGCACCGGGCGGGGCTGGCAAGTGATCAGCGGTTAGGGGCACTGAGCACTAGCTTGCCGCAAATGTAGCCCAAGTCTCTATGGTGGAAAACTCCCCGCGCGCCGCATGTACTCACGGCCACGGGCCAGCGCCTCGCGCTCTTCCCTGATGCGCTGCTGCTCCTGCAGCCAACAGTCAATGAACTGGTCGGCCTGGCCAAGTTGGGCATGGATGGTGCTCGGCCCCTTCCCCATGTTGCGGGCAATCTCCGACACACCCAGGTCCAGCAGGTAGTAGTCGTAAACCGTTGCATAGAGGTGACGCTTTGACTGCTCCATTTCCTGCACCGCCTTATCCACCTCCTCGGCCTCCTGGTCGATGTGTGGAATCTGGCAACCGCCGTAGCTGTTGCGGCCCCATACATCGACGGCCAGCACGTTGACCGAATGGAAACCCAGGCCACTGCTGTTGAGCCGGGATTTCCACAACGCCCAGTTGTCCAGCTTGCGCTTGATGTGCTCGATGCGTGCCATCAATTCGCCCCCAGATCACCATGGCCGGCGATGATGCAGACGTGTGCACAGCCCATCCGCGAGATGAGGCGCGAGACCTCGACAGTCCGGCTCAGCTTGGTGAAGGGCGTACCTGCCACCTGCCCCGCCTCTGTCGCCCAGAAGCAGCCAGGCCGGCCAGCCAGCCCCATCCGCACCAGCCGCCACACCCGGGCGTCCTTCTCTGCATGCCGCTGGATCGTCTTGTAGACCTCGGGCATGGAGGACTTGATGCGCTGCTGCCCCGCTGCAATCAAGGCCTTCTCCTGCTCCGTCCATTCAGTCTGACCGCTCCCATTTGCTGCGGCCCCAACCGTCTTGTTCATTTGTTCACCCTGTTCAGTCAAATAGATAGAGGGATTGCGAGTGGACTTGCGCACACGCGCGCCAGCGCCCAGGTGCGCCCACCTACGCACATCCGGGCTTTGGGGTGAACGGCCAATGACCAGACAATGCAGCGGCTTCAACCCTTGAAATCAAGGGTTGCTATTGCTGTATGGCCCCTGGCGAATGCCTGAACACCCTGAACAACTGAACAGATCAGCTCATGGGGGCATGGCATGCCATCCCCGCCACTGCACCGCAGGCCGGGCGCACTGTCGCCCTGGCCACTGCATGGACGCGAATCACGCCTCCAGCCATGCAGGCAGTGCAGCGCGTTTCAGGCGCTGCCGTGTTGTTGCGAAAGAAATCAGAAGGGCTCATCGTCACCAGGCCATGCGGCGGGCTGGTCGCCCAGCCCATCGGGCAGGGAGGGCAGATCGTCGGGGCGCGGCCCCTCTGGCTCGGGCCTGGCATCGTCTTGCCTGGTCCAGTCCTCGGCCACCTCCTCCAGCTCGGGCGGCCAGACAGCAGGGCGGAAATACACGCCCGACTCCAGCGCGCCATTGACACGCTGCCTACCCTTGAACTCCCATCCGTTGCTCTCAAGCCAGGCTTCGACCTGACCCTTGAGCGCGGGCGTAGCCTTGCCGATGTCCACGCCAAGGGCCTTGATCAGTGCGTTGATGGGCACACGATCTGCATTGACGTTGATGAACTGGGCATTCATGCCGGCTTCCCGGGTCAGCAGCTTGAACAGCTCGCCATCCACCGCCGACTCCTGCAGGCGGCTTTCCTGCATGGGCACGAACAGGCGCTTTTCCTCGTCCTCGGACGGCGTGTAGACAATCCCGCCCTGCTGATACAGCGCATAGGCCTCCGCCATCAGCTGGCCCCGCATGCGCTCAAGCCACTCCGTCTTGATGACGTGACGCACGGGGATGGGCCAGAACCGACGATTGCCCGTGCGGTCGCGCAGGTACTTCTTGTCATTGGTCGAGCCCACCAGCACGCACTGCCGGGGGAAAGCCTGCGCCTGTTCCCCGTAGGCCACACGGTAGTTATCGGTCTTGGACGAGATAAAGGCCTTGATGTCGTTGACATCCGCCTTGGAAAAACTCGACAGTTCGCCCAGCTCGTACACCCATTTGCCGCGCACCTGCTCATAGGCATCCTTACCCCGGCTCAGATCGAACTTGGTATCGCTGTACCACTCCGGGCGCACGGCCAGCACCTCCACCATCGTGGACTTGCGCAAGCCGCCCTTGCCTTCCAGCACCGGGCAATAGTCGAACTTGCAACCTGGCTGCATCACCCGCCAGATCATCCCCAACACCCAATAGCGGCCGACGAGCTTGAGGTATTCGGCCATCGACGGAGACAGCGTTTCCGGGGACTCGCCCAGCACATGGATCAGCCACTTGTCCAGGCGCGGCTCCTGGTCCCACTCCTGCTCCTGCAGCCACTCCCGCACGGGATGGAAACGCTCGGTATAGGCCACCGTCGCAATGCCGTCTTTGATGTTCTGCGTTGACACGTCACCCACCTTGTAAACATCGTTGAGATACAAGCCGAGCAGCAGGGTGCTGTCGGCCTCCAGTTCGCCCGCTTGGGCATGAGCCCAGGGCCAGGCCTTGCGCACCTGAGTGCCCTTGGTCATCTCGTTGTAGGCAACGCATCCCTGCAGCTTCGCGTCGTTCTGCAGGGCGGCCACCACCAGGCTGCGGCGCAGATCCCAGCGCCGCTTTTTCTTGTCGTAGAACGGCCAAAGCCAACCCTGGTCGCCGGGCTCCTCGTCGGCCATTGGCGGGTCCAGTGGCGGCATCACCCCACCGCCGCCCGTGCCAACGGGGTCAAGGGGTTTGGGCGGCTGGTCGTCGCCAGCTGCAGCCCCTGCAGGAGCGTCATCCGCCTGAGCCGCCGGTGCGGGCAAAGGCTGCGCGCGGCCGAAGAACGCAAGCACGTCATCTGCCGTCCATCCGTCTTCGACAATCGCATCCTTGCAGTCCCAGCCGCTCACCTTCTCGCCCGGCTTGGGGATAGGGAGCAGTTGCACCGTGCATGCGTGTTCATCGCGCAGGATCTGACCGATGCCCAGCATTGCTTTCATGCCCGGCTGCTTTTCCTCGGGGAGCAGGGGCTTGCGGGCCTGCAGAGCCTCCTTTGCAGCATCGTCACCCTTAACGCTCTCCTGATCGGCCCGCGTCAACCGCTCGCGCTGCGCATCACAGTCCGGCCACAGCAGCACCGTGCACCCGGCAAGCCAGACCCAGAGGGCCTTCTGCCAGGCCTTGCTGCCACCGGGCCAACTGGCAACGCAATAGATGCCCGGCGCCACCTGGTCGAGCAGTTGCTGCAGTACCTCGGCCTTTACCTCGCCCTCGACCAGCACCACGGTGCGGCCGCCCGGCAGCGCATGCCCAGGCAAGTACAGCGGGCGCGGCTCGTCCCACTGCTTCCATTTCCACTGCCCAGCACCATCGCGGGCGGACTGGCAAAACGTGTAGGGAAGCGTGTCCTTACCGCCATCGCTGGTCATGAAACGCGCGACATAGCCGTGATGCTCATCGCCGAGCCGGTAATCGGCCACATGCACCAAGTCGTCAGCCTGCCGGTGGTAGTGCTGAAACGTTGCAGCGGGCGCATAAGCGGGCACGGGCACCACAGTGCTCCATCCCTCCTGCTCCTTCTGGGGCTTGGGCGTCGGCTGCGGTCGTGGATTCGCAACCGGAACAACCGCTGCCCCTGCAGCCGTCTTGACCAATCCCGCAATACTCTCAAGCCGCTCTTCACGCGCCACCTGTACCGCCGCCTTGGCGTTGCTCAGACTATGGATTGCCGCATAGAGGCTGATGAGATCTCGGCCCTGCTCATCCGATGCGGCGAAATCCGCCCATTGCCCGGTAATGAGATTGACGCTGCAGCTGTCGCCCCGGCCTCCGCTCAGGTCCGCGCACTTGTACTCATGGCCGACGATGGCGCCGCCCGGCAGCCAGCGCGGCACCAGGTTGTGAGCATCCCGCAGAAGCGCTTCGGCCAGCGCCTCGAAATTGATGGGGGGCAGTGGTTCCCGGTGCTGGGTCATGCAGCACCCCACGCGCCCGCAAGCGGACCAAACACGCCGGCGTCCCTAACACCAGCGACGTGCACAAACATCATTGACTATCCCCAGAGCCGCAGGGCCTGCGTGAGGCCGAAATTCGATTCGTTGGCGGCGTGGACCTGGTGCGGCAGCGCATACTCGGCTGCAGGCCGATTGCGGCCCGGCACGGAGCGCTCACCACAGATGGCAAGCCGGTGATACCGGCGCATGTCCTTGATGGTTCGACTGGCGGCTGCCACACCCACACCAGCCGCCTCGGCGATCTCGCGCATGGTTGGCCCCTTGCCCGGAGTCCACAGACGTTCCACGGCCTGCAGCAGGGCCATGCTGACTTCCCCCGCCGGCCTCATGTGAAGTCCTCCGACCGGCCAGCGGCGCGGCGAGCGTTGCGGCGCAGTCGAAACACCAGCTCGATGATCTCCATGCAGCCCGCCTCCAGCTCATCGCACTCAGTGCTGTCGATCCGGTTGTCTTCCGTCACGCGGGAGCAGATCCCGGCGAGCAAACCGTTTTTCGCGGTGATCTGCATGACCTTCTGCCGAATGGCCGAGGCCTCACAGGCCCAGCCACCTTCAGGCGGGGGCGGCAGGTACGCCGCAGCCATCGAGAATCGCGCGTTGAAAGACTGGAGCCAGCGCCGGGCGTCAGGCCTGCCCAAGTCGATCAGCCACTCGCTCAACAGCTCAAGCATCTCGGTGCTCAGCGACTCGCCATCGGCGCCACGCAGGCGGCGGCGAAGGTCTTCCGGGTGAATGGCCTTCTCGCGACGGTCCGTGAGAAACGCGGCCGCAGCAGTCACTCCCCCCGGCGCCTCGCGCACAGCGTTGTAGAAGATGTCACGCCAATCGGCAGTGGAATAGCGACGGGTCATCCCTGCCCCCTTTGAAAACTAAAAAACGCAGATAGATGCACGGCGTGGCCTTGGATACGATGGAGACCTCTCAGCCCATCACTGAATGCACACATGAACGAAGCAGACCTCAAGCAGCTCTTCGCTGAGCTGATCAATGCACAAGGCGAGGCAATGGCGATGCTCGTGACCGCCGCGTGCCAGCAGTTGGATGCAAAGCAGCTGCGAGACGACTTGAAAGCAGCGGCCCAGGCACAGAAGCGGCTCCCCAGTAGCAGCCCTTTGGCCGCTCGGCTCGCGGCGCACGCCGTGGCAGCAGCGGATGCGCAATGCGCGCTACAGGTCAACGCTCTGCCCGAACGGCCCACCCTTGCCTGGCGCGCAGCGCGAATGCGGCACAAGCAAGCGGCTACAGATCTAGCCCTTGATGCGCTCATAGGGGTGCTGGCACCAGAGGTGCAGAAAAACTGGTGCTCAAACCTACGCACGCTTGCCCTCACTCAGAAGGCTGCCAATGAGGAGCTTGCCGACCTCTCGACGGATGACAAGCAGGAGGCAGAGGACACGCATGCAGCTGCTGTTGCCCGGTGGCATCGTCTGATTCGCAATCGCACCGACTCTCCGGAGTAAGACCACACCAATCAGCCAAGCGCGGCACTCCATCCCAGTCATCAAGGCCATAACTCGCAGACGTACGCGCTCCCCTTGAGCAGTTGAAATTTCAGGATGGCGACAACCCGCAGTGCGCAAGACACTGCGGGCATGACGAAAAGAAAGCCCCACACCAGCCAGCAACGCAAGCCGCACACGCCTTCCCGCGCGTGCGGCACCAAGTTGGGGAAGGAGACGAATCCCGGGCGACGTTGCCGGGTAGCTGGAGGGGGAGAAAAGACTAGGCATCGGCCTCCCTCTTGCCGGCCGCCGCGCCGGCGATATGGCACTGAAGCGCAGGCGCTCTGTAGATGCTGCGCACGGTTTCTATGCCTGGATTGCGCGTTGTTCCCTGCCGAATCTTCACCAACGTCGGCACAGGAACACCGGTCTGCTCAAACACATCTCGAAGATCCCGCTGCCTGAGCTTCAGCAGCAGACTGCGCACGTCATCAGAACTAGGGATGGAGATAGCCATCCGCCGATCATACCTAATACGGAATGCATCGTGTCAAAAAAACATACCGCAAAAGATACGAAATCAAAGATAGGCTCGTTGGAGTCCACTCTGGAGTCCGAACGCCTCATGCCCGCACACAACAGCAAGCCAGTCCTATGGGGGAACCTGACGACGCTGATGCATCAACAGTTCGGCGGCGAGAACCTCAACAGACTTGCGCGCGAGGCCAAGCTGAGTCCAGCAACGGCAAGCCGAATCAAGGCGATGGAAACGTCTGTTGGAATAGATGTGCTCGACCAACTCGCAACAGTGTTCGGCGTCGAGCCCTGGCAGTTACTCCACCCTGATTTGGGAAAGAGCGCCAACTTCACAGTGACCGCAAGCCCGCTAGCTATGGACTTGGCACGACAGCTGGATGAGCTGCCATCAGGAGATCAGCAAGAACGGGCATTCATGCTTGCATCCCAGTTGATGCTGCTTGCAAGCGGCGGTGCAGGCTCAACGCCAGAGAGCGCTCCCGCACCCACTGCGTCGCAAGATCCGACGAAACAAACACCCCTCTAAGTAGACCTGCATGAACTTGCGTGATCGCGTGTGCCCGCAAAGCGGCCACGCAATCCGCCGAGCAAACAAACCCCGCAACGGGGACACGCTTGCCTAGGAAATCCTCACCCACAGGCGGTGAACTTAAGCGCAGTTGCGAAAAATTCAGCACCACCCCAGAGCAATGCGAATCACGCATTGCAAGAGGTGCGGTAGCGGCCCACAGGTCCACTAAACCGCGAACCTCAAGGCTGTCGCAGGCACCAAAAACGGACAAGCAAGAGACCCCGTCGCAGCGGACGTGGTACAGCACAGCACCACCTAAACGGCACTCCCCCGCCTTGACTTCAGCCCCCAGATCCATAGTGTCCCCTTGGTGAACTACTGTATATATTAACAGTATCCTGCCCTGCCATCACAGCCTGCAGCCCACATCCATTCCGAATTCGGTTGATTTTTCATTCCTTATTAGATACGATCCGACCCGTTCGCTCCAAATTCGGAGCAAGGAGCCCTCAGTCCTCCAGAGGGATTCCCTGAACGGAATGGCCCAAGTGGAGGTGGGTCGGATCTAGGAATGGCATGCAAAACACTCCTTCAGTCCCCGCACGGACCACTCCAAACAGTGCATACGTCTGCACGCAGGCATCGTGCGTTGCCCTAGGAATCGACCGCGCAAAAAGCGCGGATTTTTGGTGCAACGTGGTGGCACGGTCCTTACGTGCTGAAAGGCAAGAATGCCCCACTGCGCTCGATTTGGACGCCATGTGCATGGCAGCGAACGCCCGGGTGCAGCAGGGCATCCTCAGAGCAGCAGGCACTGCTTACATGGCTCTCGACATCCCGCCACCGGATAGCCACGTCATCGACGTGCTGATGTCCATCCCTGGCCTGGCCGGCGTTGAGCTGACCGACGCCGCAAGGGGTGAGTGATGGCCCTCTACACCGTCACATGCGGCCGGACTCGCCACACGATCCGCGCCACGGGCGCAGCGGATGCCATCGCCCGCGCCATGGTCCTCTTCGGGCACGGCCACCCCATCAGCGCGAGGGCAGCACGATGAGCCGCCCGCCGTTCGAGATGGATGGTCCCTACCGTCCGCGCCGCGTCCGCCGCAACGTGCTGCGCTGGCTGGTCCTGGCCATGTTCGGCGCCCTCCTTGCCATCAAGTTCGGGGGCGCGCCATGGCTCTGATCTTGATCACCGGCACCCTGGTGCAGGACGCCGAAGTGCGCACGCTGCCCCAGGGCGTGGACAGCACACCCATGCCAGTCCTATGCCTGCTGATCGACAGCGACGGCCCAGGCCAATTGCCTGTCAAGGCTGAGCAGGTCTACCCGCCAGCAGCCCGCGCGCAGGCCCAGCAGCGCGCCAAGTCATTCAAGCGCGGCATGCGTGTATCCATCACCGCGCCCGTCCACCAGATCCGCCACACCTTGGGCCACTGCAGCGACATCCAGCCCCTGCATGAGCCCGCCCCTGTCCAACCCCAAATGCAACTCCTGGAGGCCGCTCATGGCTAAAGCAATCGTCATCGAAATCAAGCATGTCGGCCCCGGTACTGTCCAGGTCGAATCGGATCTGCGCACACCCCGCGTAGGTGCGCCTTTGGCTCCGCAGGAATCCGCAGCACTGGAAATGATCCAGCACATCCAGCGGCAGCCGGCCTGCCGCCGCGTGATCTATGACAGCCCGCGCGTCGATCCCGACACAGCCGCCTGCGTTGCCCTGGTGCGCGATCTGCTGGACCCGGAGGAGTTCGGCCACAGCGTCACCGCCGAAGTGCGTAACGCTGCGCGCCGCGCCATCGGCATCAAGGGGCAGCAGGAGGGTCTTGCAGC